TACAAATGACTCAGCCTATGATATGATCTATATATCAAATCAAATAAGGACACACACATGGCATACGTCACTTACAAAAACCGCACCTCTACCGACTACCGTTTTACCGTGGATTCTCTTGACGATCCAGCAATTGCTGATTTAAAAGCAATGCTTGCTGAACGTAATGCAGGTATCGTTCGTCATCGTAAAATCGTTCGTAAGCTTTACGGGGCTGATGCGGTTCGTGATGGCCGAAAGACTCAAGGTCTTCGCATTCGCCCTCGTGGCCCTCGTCTTCACAATTATGCGCACGATACTCCGATCGAGAATGCAACTCGCTTTGACGTTTATGTACGTTACTATAGTTAAAAGGAAATTTATATTATGACTAACTCTGATCCTAAAATCTCAACGTTTGAAATCACTGAAGGCACCTACAAAGGGCAAACTGTTGAGTATCGTAAGACACCATGGATTCCGGTAGCCGACGTACCAACCAAGCCTGAAGAAGTTGAAAAGCTTGCTGAAATGTTTGGTACATCTGGTGTTTACCAAGTTGCACTTACCGAAGACATTGACGAAATCGGTGACGATATTGTCCATGAAAAGATTGGCTATATTGGTAAGTCAACCAACATCGTAGGTCGTACATATGTAATTCGTATGCCATCAGGCGATCACGGTGCATCACGCTATATTCGTCAGAACAACCTTGACCGCAAGACTGACGTAAAGCTTCGTTACCTTTACACTGAAGATCAATCAACTCTTGAGCGCGGTCTGCACAACATGACCAAGGCTCTATTTGGATACGACTTTAAGTGGCGTGATGCATCGGGTGGTACTGAAGGTGTTTACTCACAAGTTCTTGACTTGACAGAAAAGTACTTGACAACTGAGCAAATTCTTGATATAATACCATCATTAAAGAAAATTGCTGTACAAAAAAATCAGCAAGAGTTCATGGATAAACTTCGCGAGGTATAAATGAAGTACGATAGTGGCAAACCAAAGATTCACCTTGTTCCACCAGAAGCTATCATCGAAGCAGCTAAAGTCTTTGGCTTCGGTGCTGAAAAGTATGGTGAAAACAATTGGCGCCAGGACATTGACAAGTTTCCTGTGTCGCGACATTATTCTTCGATCCAACGCCATCTGATGGCTTATCATTCTGGTGAAGATAATGATCCTGAATCTGGTTTGCCACACCTGTCTCATGCTCTCACACAAATGATGATTTTGCTTATGACCACTCTTGAAAGTGATCCTGAGCTTACTGATGACCGTTACAATAAAGGAGATACCGAATGATAGTACCAGGAACTCAAGACATCCGTGAATTCTTTATTGGCGAACTTGCTGATGAAGCATTTACTATCGATCGTACAGGTCAAAAGACTATTGAACTAATTGGTGCATCCTTTATTGCTGACTCTCCAGCAATCTTTGGTGAACCAAACCAAGATTATATTGATGCTGAAATCAAATGGTATGAGACTGAATCTACCAACATCAATCGTCTCGCAGAAATCTACGGTAAAGCACCTGCTGCTTGGCAATACTCTGCAAATGAACATGGCGAGATCAATTCTAACTATGGCACGCTCATTTATGGTGAACAATATCATAATCAATATGAAAATGTTTTAAATGAATTATTGGAGAATCCTGATGGCCGACGCGCTACTATGGTTTACAATCGTCCTTCTATTTGGATTGACTATAAGACTGATGATAAAAATGATTTTATATGCACCAATGCTGTGGCTTACTATATTCGTGACGGCCTACTGCATGCTGTTGTTCAAATGAGATCTAACGATGTAGTCTTCGGTTATCGTAACGATTATGCATGGCAACTACACGTTATGCAACAATTGTGCGATGATCTAAACGCTAATTCACTTCGGATGTTTGATGATCCTTTGGATGTTGGCACAATGACCTGGCAAGTCCAAAACTTACACGTCTATGAAAGACATTTTAACTTAGTATTTTAAGGAGTATATTATGATTGAAGGATTTAAGTTGCCCAAGGTAACTTTTAAAACCCGAGTAGGAGACGAACCTCCTGAAGAGGGCGGTTGTCCTATCGGTGGTGAGTGGGTTGAAAAAACTACAGACGATTATTTTGCTGGAAAGCGTGTAGTTCTATTCTCACTACCCGGCGCATTTACACCCACATGTTCTACATATCAGCTTCCTGGCTTTGAAGAAAATTACGAACTTATTCAAAGCATGGGTATTGATGAAGTATATTGCATGAGTGTAAACGATTCTTTCGTTATGAACGCTTGGGCTAATTATGCTGGCGTAAAGCATGTAAAAGTTATCCCTGATGGTTCTGGTAACATGACTCGTTTTATGGGTATGTTAATTGGGAAGAATCACCTTGGCTTCGGAAATCGTAGCTGGCGATTTATGGCTGTGATAAATAACGGAGTCGTAGAGAAATGGTGGCAAGAACCAGGAATCAATAATGATGGAGCAGATCATGATCCATATGAAGAAACTACTCCAGAAAACATGATTGCCTATTTGGATCAAGTACATTTAGCAGAAACTTGCTAGGAAAGCAAACCAACTATCGAAAACGATTAAGGAGAAATTATGGACCCACTTACGTTGGGATTTGTATCAACTGCAATGTATCAAATTGCAACTGGTTATGCGGAGGATCAAGCAGATATGAATAGAACTCCGCATCATCATTACGCCGAAGTGCAATGCTTGGACGAAGGGCATTCTTGGCCTGGATATTTTGTCCCAGAACTTGAAGCCCAGTTAAGAACATCTGAGTTTGTACTTTGTATTGAGTCAAAAGTAAACGAGCATATGGAAAATCGCCTTATGATCGAGCTTAGGTCTCAAGAAAGACTGCTTGAAATTGAAGCAGCACTTAAAGAACTAATGCAAGAACGCGAAAACCTTATGAAGGAAATTTAAGCGGTTGCAATAACCGGGCATAAATAATGATACATTTAGCCGAAACTTGTTAGGAAAGAAAAATGACAGCCGAAAGATTTGACTCAAGATACGACAAGCCTGAACTTACGGAAGCTTTAGAGAACGGGATTGTAAATATTTTCTTGCATAAAATGGATGGCAACAAAACAACGATTCGGGTTACGCTGGACGAGGATCACATTCCAGATTCAGCTGGCCCTGATCCATATGCGGTAGCAACTGCGGCAGATGACGACGCTCACTCTGTCTACGATGTTCGCCGCGATCGTTGGCGTTCTTTTAAATGGAAAAACATTATTAGCTGGAACACAGGAGATTAAACATGACAGCAAATACAGAATCTTCTTCTTTGACTACAGACCAACAAGCATTGCGCACAGCTTTGCAAGAAGGCGTAGTTGAAGTCGTATTCACAAAAGTAAATGGTGTTCAACGCACCATTCGTGGAACGATTAAACCGGAAGAAATTAAAACGCTTACTGCTAAGGCTAACAAGCTAGAGCATGAAGAAACTGTCCGTGCTGCTAACCCAGCAGTTCAGCCCGTTTGGGATACTGAAAATGGTGGTTGGCGTTCATTCCGCTGGGATCGAATGGTATCGTGGACAACAGACTTTGAAGTAGATCCGGATCCAGCAGTGAATCCTTAAATGTCCCGACAAGAAAGATACCATGATTATATGATGAGACGTATGCGAGAAGAGGCCGCTATGGAAAAATCTAAGCAACGAAAGTGGGATGAGCGATTTTACGAAATGGCTCGATTGGTATCAACTTGGAGTAAAGATCCTTCGACCAAAGTTGGCGCTGTAGCCGTCAATGATGAACGAAGGATCCTTGCTACTGGCTATAATGGTTTTCCTCGTGGCATTGATGATAGCGAAGAACGCCTTTATGACCGAGCCGAAAAATACCCACGTGTCATTCATGCAGAAATGAACGTTTTAATGAATGCTTTATATAATGGTGTAAGTTTAAGAGACGCAACTCTGTACGTTTCAGGTTTACCTATTTGTGCTGACTGTGCTAAATCAGTAATACAGTCTGGCATTAAACGAGTGTTTGTTGAATATCCAATTGAATATCCAAGAACTTGGCAAGACAGTTGGAACCAAATTTCTAAGCCAATGTTTGAAGAAGCAGGCGTAGAAATTGATTATTATGACTAAAAATAGGTTGACAGAAGTCGCATTACCTGTTATTGTCTAAATACAAACGTAGTAAATAACATAGAGGAGGATCCTTATGGACCATCTAATTATTCCTACGCTTGGCCGCCTAGACCGTCAGCGTACTTATAATAACCTTCCACAAAAATGGAAAGACAAAACTCAGTTCGTGGTGCAAGATCACGAATACGATGCAATGAACGAACGCTATCCTGGCAAAGTTCTACGATTACCTAAAGAGATTAAAAAGCTATCTCCAACTCGTCAATGGATTTGGGATGAGTTCTATGGTACACGCCATATGGTTTTAGATGATGACTTTGATCATTTTAAATATAAAGCACCAGCAAAACCAGAAGACAATGTTGAAACCAAATGGGTATCACATAACATGACAGACGAAGAGTTTGATCATGCTTTTGATACGTTTAATCGTTGGTGTGATGAAGAAGGCATCTATCACGGTGCGTTTTCTACATCCTGGACAGTTCCCGATGCACGTTGGTGGCCACATCAAGATAACGTTCGCATTGCAACAAACTGTTACTTTGATTCTGCTAATCTTCCACGTAATATTATCTGGGATCGTCTTGAAACTTCACAAGATTTTGATGCCAACCTTCAGCTACTTACACAAGGTTTTCCAAACCGAATCAATACCATGTATCGTGTATCAGTAGGTGGTACAAATATCAAAGGTGGTTGCTCAACATATCGTACAGCCGAAACAATGAGTCGAGTACACAAGCAACTTGCTGAACTGTATCCCGATTATGTAAATCTTAAAACAAAAATTCCAAAATCTGGACCGATGCAAGGACAGGAGTTTATTGCATGTCATATTATGTGGCGCAAAGCTTATGAGGATTCAAAGCGTAAGCGCGAAATGAACACCGTGGAGGACTTTTTCTCGTGAAGGTTTGTGTAACAGGAGCAGCCGGCTTTATCGGCATGCATACATGCAAAGCATTAATTGAAACAGGATACGAAGTATGTGGATTTGATAGCTATAACGACTATTATGATCCATCATTGAAGAGAGCTCGTGCAAATGAGCTCCCTTTTGAAGTTGAGGATGTAGACTTACGTGACCGCCAAGAAGTAAATGAGTTCTTTAATGAGCACAAACCCGATGCAGTCATTCATTTAGCCGCATACGCCGGTGTAAGAACATCACTAGCTTTTCCAAGGTTGTATATGGACAATAACATTACAGGTACTCAGAACCTTATAGATGCCTGTGAGCACGTTGATTGTGATATTGCTTTATATGCATCGACGTCTAGCGTAATGTCTGGCCAACCAGTTCCATTTAAGGAAACCAATCCAGGCCCAGCTAAACATCCATACGCTATGACAAAAATTGCAAACGAATCTCAGTTTGCTTACTCAAAAATTCCAACAACAATTGGTCTTCGCTTCTTTACTGTGTATGGGCCGTGGGGTCGTCCAGACATGGCTCTATTTGATTTTTGTAATAAGATCGTAAATGATGAAGTAATTGATATTTACAATCATGGCAACATGACTCGAGACTTTACTTACGTCGATGATATTGTAAACGGCGTTTTGATACTCCTTCGAGAATGCATAAATAACAGTGTACCTCTGCAAAAAGATGTATATAATATTGGTTATGGTGAGCAGGTTCAACTCATTGATTTTGTCAACGAAATTGAGAAGAACCTAGGCCGAGAAGCAAAACGTAATTATTGCGACATGCATCCGGCCGACGCCAAGGATACTTGGTCCGATACCACTAAATTGCAAGCACTTGGTTATAAACCAACTACTTCTGTTTCAGATGGTGTTGCGTCATTCGTATCTTGGTACAAAAGTTATTATGGAGTGAATTAATGAAACAACAGATGTATATTATTGGACACGGCTTTGTTGGTAAGGCTGTAAGTTATGCCTTTAACGACGATTTAGTTGAAAAGCATATCATTGATCCAAAACTCGGAACATCAATTTTAGATTTAAAAGACAAATATCCACATCCTCATGATGTGTACTTTGTTTGTGTTCCAACGCCGATGTCTGATACCGGTGAGATTAATGCTAGTATTCTTTGTGATACCGTTGAGTATCTGCGTCAGAATACAGAAGGCTTAATCATCATTAAATCTACAGTTACTCCTGGAATTATTGAGCATCTCGGCCGTGGACCGGAAGGTAAGCGAGTAGTTTATAATCCAGAGTTCTTAAGAGAAGCAACAGCTGTTGCGGACATCATCACTCCTTCAATGCATATCTTTGGTGGTAATCCTGAATACACAGAAAAAGCTGAAAAGTTCTTTACTGACTACAGCTTGTGTAAATCAGCTCCAGCCTACCACATGTCATTAGCTGATGCAAGCTTTGTAAAGTATGGAATCAATACATTCCTTGCTTCTAAAGTTTTGTGGTTCAATCAGTTTTATGATGTAATCCAAAAGAATGGTGGAAACTTTGGTCAAATTGCTCGAGCAATTGCTACTGATGAGCGTATTGGTCCAAGCCATATGATGGTTCCAGGTCCTGATGGTAAACGTGGATTCGGCGGTGCATGCTTTCCAAAAGATACAGCAGCATTCTTAAATTTTGCAGAGGAGTTCAGCGTCCTGCGAGAAGTAATTGAGCGAAACAACGAGTATCGCCAAGGTTACGAAAAGGACGATCGAGAAAAAGAACAGAATATTAGTTATTAGGAGTTGAGATGTTTTCACATGCAAGTATAGTCCCGCTCATTGGTGGGGAATCTATCGGAGCCACTAGAGCTCACGGCCAAAAGCCAGATTACTTTCTCTCTTATAAAGCTTTTGAAGCAAATGATAGTCACATTCGTAATTATTATTCAGACGTTCCCTATTATGTTTTAGACGAGGGTGGAAAGGCACCACACAAGGTTGATGTAGTCCATACGGTATGTCCTTGTGCAGGTCTAAGTACACTCTCACACGGCTTCGGTGACGATAATGAGAACAATAAATGGATGATTGAAACAGCAAACTATGTGCTTGGTGATCTTCAACCTAGAGTTTTCTGGGGAGAGAATGCACCAGGCTTTGCTGGTAAGATCGGCCAAACGATTCGAGAGCAATTAAGAGAAATTGGTAAGCAAAATGGATATACAATGTCTGTATATCGTACTAAATCTTTATTGCACGGATTGCCTCAAGTCCGCGAACGGTCGTTCTATTTCTTTTGGAAAGATACGAAGGTGCCAATGATGAATTGGTATAAACGCGAATATACTCCGATTGAAGATTTAATTCGTAACGTAAAATCAAACTTTCAAACCGAACCAATCAATCCTAAAAAGCCAACGGATAACCCATATTATAAGTATCTACTTGAAGAACTTAAAGGCGGCATGACTCACTCAGAGTTTGCAAAAGAAATTGATCCATCTCACGTTCGTAACTCAACTATTTTGACTCATATTGAGCGAGAAAAAAGTTACCTTGAAGTTGCTGAATGGATGCGCGAACAAGGCCTTGAGAACGAATATGAAAAATGTCATCGTCGCCATGAAAAGCTTGCAAAGGGTGGTCAAATTATGAGACGAACAACAATGGTTCCTCGTAATTATATCGGAGCTTTTGTTGGTCACTATCCTACATCACTTACTCATCCAGACGAAGATCGATATATTAACTATCGCGAAGCTATGAGTATTATGGGATTGCCAGAAGATTTTGAGTTACTCAATCCTAAGAAAAGCGCAAATCATATTTGCCAAAATGTTCCAGTTCAAACTGCCACGGATATGGCAACAGAAGTTGTGGCTTACTTGAATGGTGAAAGAAAAATGGTTGACACGGATTACATTATACAATATAATCATAACCATAAAGTAGAATATAACGAAAATACAACAACCTTGGAGGCTTTCTATGACGAACCAGCCACAGCCAACTAAAACAGAAGTTTCCATTGAGGAGTTACGAAAGTACTCTATCTTTGTTGGAACACCGATGTATGGCGGAAACTGTGCCGGTACTTTTACAAAATCCTGTACAGACCTATCAATGCTATGTACAGCAAATGGCATTAACTTAAAATATTACTTTCTTTTCAACGAAAGTCTAGTTCAACGAGCTCGTAACTACGTTGTAGATGAGTTCCTTCGTTCTGATTGTACTCACCTTATGTTCATTGACTCGGACATTGGTTTTAATCCACGTGATATTTTATCATTGCTTGCTTTGAGTATTACATCAGACGACATTGGTAATAATATCTTTACAGGTCCTTATCCTAAGAAAACGATTGCATGGGAAAAGATCTCTCGCGCCGCTCAAGCTGGCAAGGGTGTGGAAAATCCTTTCGAGCTTGAACAGTTCTCAGCTGATTACGTGTTTAATCCTGTTGGTGGTCTAAAATCATTTAACATGGGATTGCCTCTTGAGGTTGGCGAAGCAGGTACTGGCTTTATGTTGATTCCTCGAGAAGTGCTTGAAAAGTTTGCTGAAGCTTATCCTGAATACAGCTATAAGCCAGATCATATTCGCACAGATGCCTTTGATGGCTCGCGTGAAATTACTGCTTTCTTTGATTGTATCATCGATCCTCAAACCAAGCGTTACTTATCTGAAGATTATTTCTTCTGTAAGAAATCACGTGAAATTGGAATTAAAGTATGGATGTGTCCATGGATGCAACTACAGCACGTTGGCACTCACATCTTTAAAGGTTCGCTAGGAGCTATTGGACAAATTGGAGCATCACCAACCGCCAATCGCGACAGCAATAAAAAGACTTATGGCGAACAGAAAAAGCTCAAGAAAAAGGGCAAAAGAGGTTGACAGTAAGTCAAAGCTGTGTTATTATTAATGGATAAATCAAATAAGGAGTTCCCTACATTATGAAGTTTTCTGAACAAACTCTTACCGTGTTGAAGTCATTCAGCACAATCAACAAATCAATCTTGATGAAACCAGGTAATGTACTACGTACTATTACACCTGAAAAAACACTCGTCGCACAAGCAACCATTGAAGATGAAGTACCTGCTGAAGCGTGTGTATACGATGTATCAAGATTTTTATCAATTTTGTCTCTACATACAGATCCAGATGTAGAGTTTTTCGATAAATACTTTCTGATCACTGAAGGTAAGCGTCGTACAAAGTACGCCTTTGCAGATGTTTCCATGATCCATACACCGCCGGATAAGGAGATTACGATTCCTTCTGCGGATGTGCAGGTGAATGTGACATGGGATGATTTGCAATCAGTTGTAAAAGCAGCAGGCGTTCTTCAATTTACCGAGATTGCCTTCGTTGGTCAGGAAGGTAAAGTCTTTCTCAAAGCTATAGATAGCTCTTCGGCTAATGCTGATGACTATGGTATTGAGATTGGTGAAACTGCTGATGAGTTTAAAATTGTTATCAAAACTGATAACCTTAAGCTTCTTCCGCAGGACTATCAGGTTACTCTTTGCGCAAAGGGTATCTCTGAGTTTAAGGGTGATACCGCGAAATACTTCGTGGCTATTGATACAAAGTCGACTTATAAGAAAGGATGATTATTCATGAATGATCAAGTACAAGACCAACAAGGTCAAGAACAAGAGCCAGTAAATCTGACTCTTAACGATATCGCTACATTCGTACAGATTGTAGATATCGCATCTCGCCGCGGCGCCTTTGAGGGCCGTGAACTTCAAGGTGTAGGTGGTCTACGTAATAAAGTAGAAATGTTCCTACAGCAGCAAGCTCAGGCTCAGGGTCAAAACCCAGAAGGCCAGATGGCACCAGCTGACGTTCCACAAGATGCTCCATTGGCGAGCAAGACGGTTGAGAAAGTCAAGTAATCCCTCTACCTTGGGACCAACGATGCGGGCTCTCGTTATAAAACAAACCCGCTCTTACTTTTATATTATGAAAATGGTGAATTATACATGGTTGATGCAAAATCAAATGAAGTACTCTGGGTTGAGAAATATCGTCCGGCACGTATTGACGATACTATCTTACCCGAAAAGACAAAAGCAGCTTTCAAAAAATTTGTAGCTGACGAATCTATTCCAAACTTACTACTGACTGGTGGACCCGGTGTTGGCAAAACTACTATCGCCAAAGCTATGCTCGACGAACTTGGCTGTGATTATATTGTTAAAAACGGCTCACTTAACGTCAATATCGACACACTTCGATATGACATCTCCACGTATGCCTCGGCAGTTTCCTTATCAGGTGGCAGAAAATATGTCATCTTTGACGAGGCGGACTATCTCAACGCAGCATCTGTTCAACCCGCACTCCGCAATTTTATCGAAGAATATTCAGCAAACTGCGGCTTCATCTTTACTTGTAACTTTAAAAACCGCATAATCGCACCACTTCGTTCTCGTCTATCTGAAGTTGATTTTACGATTGAGCAAGAGCAACGACCTAAAATGGCAATGCAATTTCTCAAGCGTGTAAATTCAATTCTTGATAATGAACAAGTTGCTTACGACCAAAAGGTTGTTGCTAAAGTAATCCAAAAACACTTCCCTGATTTCCGTCGTGTACTTACCGAATTGCAATCTTACTCTGCATCTGGTAAAATCGACGAAGGTATCTTTGTCAACCTCAAACAAGAATCTCTTGATGAGTTGTTTAAACTTTTAAAAGACAAAAACTTTACTGAAATGCGCAAGTGGGTTGCCAAAAACTCAGACCAAGATATGAACGAAATGTTCCGTCGTATCTATGACATGTCAACCGATAAAGTTGAGCTTCGTTCTCTCCCTGGCTTTGTTGTTACACTTGCTGACTATCAATATAAGGCAAACTTTGTTGCTGACCTTGAAGTCAATATGGTTGCATTCCTTACTGAAGTTATGATGGAGGCTAGCTTCAAATGAGTGAGTGGATGAAAAAGCTAATTGAAAAACATACTTGTGTGTTTTGTGATAAAAAGCTTAATAAGAAAGATATCTATAAAATCACTATGGATACTCTCGAAGGCCCACACACTGTAACATCTTGCGAAAAATGTGCAATGGAATTTGACGAAGTACTTAAAGACATTGAAGAAGTACGTAAAGATGCAGGTATAATATGAGTAAAAAAGAATTAAATCCTTTTGATTTTATGAACGCGGCTTCGTTGTCAAAGCAAGATCTAATTGGCGATAGCGAAAACCCTGAGCTTACCGAAAAGCAATATAGTCCATATATCGTCAATCGCGGCTTTGCAAACTTTGAGGACACGATTCTTCATGCAAACGAAATGAATCAGCGCGCTCATCTGTTTAATGCTGCTCAGTTTGACTATTATCGTGGCGCTCTTCGCAAGCGTAAGCGTTTTTCTAAATGGCCAAAAGCCGACAAAAGTAATGACCTTGATGCAATACAACAAGTGTATCAATGTAATCGCACCGTAGCAAAGATGTATCTTAAAGCATTGTCTGCGGATCAACTAGAACAAGTGCATAGTAAGTTAGTAACCGGTGGTTGAAAATTTATTTTTAATAAATATTTCAATGGTCATGGTGGATTCAGCATGAATAATGATAACTATAATAAAAGGTGCTGCTTATTATGCAAACTGAAGATATTTTTAAAGGAGTAGGAGTGGAAATACATTTACCTACACCAGACAGTTTTCTAAAAGTTAAAGAAACACTCACAAGAATTGGTATCTCATCTCGTAAAGAGAAAAAGCTATATCAATCTTGCCACATTCTTCATAAACAAGGCCGCTATTCAATTCTTCATTTTAAAGAATTGTTTATCTTGGATGGCAAAAACAACACGTTTACAGACGAAGACAGAGCTCGTCGTAATACAATCGTAAACTTACTTGAAGAATGGGATTTGATTAAAGTCGTAGATCCTCAACAGTCGCAGGATCCAGTCGCTCCTCTTAATCAAATTAAAATTTTATCTCACAAAGAAAAAGACAATTGGATTTTGGAAGCTAAATACAATATTGGGAAAAAGTGATTATGAATATTTATAAGGTGAATGAACGGGCTGATATTCCAGCCTATGCAACTCAGGGCTCGGCCTGTTTTGACATTAAAGCATGTATAAAACATGGACAATATCTTGCCTCATATAACAATTGGAATAAAGAACAAAGAATTTTAGTTAAAGGCGTCGGCGGAAACCCTGATGCTTTTCAACTTCCTCCAGGTATTCGTTGCCTAGTGCCTACCGGACTTATTTTTGATATACCTGAGAATCACGTACTCAACATGTACGTTCGCTCGAGCGTCGCTTTAAAGAAAGGACTTGTACTCGCGAATGGTACAGGAATCATTGATTCCGATTATGTAGAAGAATCTTACATCATGATTCAAAACATTACTGATAGCCTAGTAATTATTGAACATGGTGAAAGACTGGCTCAATGTATGTTAGTTCCAGTAGAACAACATGAGTTGGCCGAAACGCTTGATAGACCAGAACAAAAAACTGACCGTAATGGTGGTTTTGGCTCTACTGGCAAATAAATAAAACTGGGAACGCCTAATGGGTTCCCTAATTTAATCTTGCTTAACAAAGGAGATAGCAAAATGACTGGACGCAGATTCACTGCCGATTTACTTAACGACCCGTTTTTCATTGGCTTCGATCGTGTATTAGATCGCATGCACCAACAAACTCCAGGTCAATCAAATTACCCTCCATATAACATCGTACGAGTTGATGAAAACAACTATCACATCGAAGTTGCAGTTGCAGGCTTTGGGCGTGATGAGCTTGACTTAGAACTTAAAGACGGTGTACTTACCGTGGAAGGCAAAAAGGAAGACAAAGAGACCGAAGGAAGTTATTTACATCGTGGAATTTCCGCACGTCACTTCCGTCGTACATTTACACTCTCAGATACAATTGTAGTTCGTGGCGCCGATTTCGTTGACGGCATTCTTACAATTGAACTTGAGAACGTAATCCCTGAAGAAAAGAAACCGCGTAAGATCGCCATTGGCGGTTCTTCCGAGCCCGAAGTTCTAAAGGGATAAATAAAAGCGAGGAGGGTGAAAGCCCCTCCATTTCCCATATACGAAAGAACACACATGAGACGACCCCAAGATATGAGCGACAGAGTTGCTTATTTTTTAACCCTTACATTTAGATGGTTTGCAGATACATTTTTTGCAAAGCGTTATGGCCACCGAGCTGTAGTATTAGAAACAGTTGCAGGAGTGCCAGGTATGGTAGCAGGTATGTGGAACCACTTACGATCGCTACGTAAAATGGAACAAGACAACCGCGGTTGGATTAAAACACTATTAGATGAAGCTGAAAACGAGCGTATGCACTTGATGATTTTCATTGAGATCGCAAAGCCAAATTGGTTTGAGCGCGGATTGATCCTATTCGCACAGCTTATTTTCTGGCATTTCTATTTAGTTTTATACGTATTCTTTCCAACTACAGCTCACCGTATGGTAGGTTACTTCGAAGACCAGGCTGTAATTAGCTATACACAATATTTAGAAAGAATTGATCGCGGAGATATTGAAAATATCGATGCACCACAGATTGCAATTGATTACTATGGATTAGAATCAGATGCAAAATTGAGAGACGTCGTTATTGCGGTTCGTGCA